TTATATCCGAGTCTTAAGTGCATATAACATTTCGAGCGCTTTTCGAGGCGTCAAGTCGTCAAGGTCAAGTTTAGCCAACTCATCCAGTACCGGATGGGGCAAGCTGGCGAACATATCGCTCTGGTGCGGCGCACTGGCTTTGCTGCTGGTTTTCTTCGGGCTGGCCACTGCGGTTTCGTGCGGCAAGGCTGTGGTTTCCAGGCGGCTGAGGTGTTCGCGGGCGCGAGTGATCACGTCGTTCGGCACGCCGGCCAGTTGTGCCACGGCCAGGCCGTAACTCTGGCTGGCCGGCCCTGGCAGCACATGGTGCAGGAACACGATGCGCTCGTTGTGCTCGGTGGCGTTCAGGTGCACGTTGGCTACCAGCGGCTCGCTTTCCGGCAACACCGTCAGCTCGAAATAGTGCGTGGCAAACAGCGTGTAGGCACGCAGGTGCGCCAGGCGTTCGGCTGCCGCCCAGGCCAGGGACAAACCGTCGAAGGTGCTGGTGCCGCGACCCACTTCGTCCATCAGCACCAGGCTGCGTTCGGTGGCGTTGTGCAGGATGTTGGCGGTCTCGCTCATTTCCACCATAAAGGTCGAACGGCCACCCGCCAGGTCATCGCTGGAACCGATCCGGGTGAAAATACGGTCCACCAGGGACAGCTCGCAACTGGCCGCCGGGACAAAGCTGCCAATATGCGCCAACAGTACGATCAACGCGGTCTGGCGCATGTAAGTGGATTTACCACCCATGTTCGGACCGGTGATGACCAGCATGCGGGTATCGTCGTCCAGGGACAGGTCGTTGGCAACGAACGGCGTGGTCAGCACCTGTTCTACAACCGGGTGACGACCTTGCACGATGCGCATGCACGGTTCGCTGACAAAGCGCGGGCAGTTCAGGTCAAGGTTCAGCGCACGTTCGGCCAGGTTGCTCAGCACATCCAGTTCGGCCAGGGCGGCGGCGGTGTCCTGCAGCGGCGCCAACTGGCTGATCAGGTCTTCAAGCAGGTTTTCATAGAGCATCTTTTCCCGAGCCAGGGCGCGGCTCTTGGCCGACAGTGCCTTGTCTTCGAACTCTTTCAGTTCCGGGGTGATAAAGCGCTCGGCACCTTTGAGGGTCTGGCGGCGCTGATAATCGATCGGCGCCGACTCCGCCTGTTTGCTCGGCAACTCAATAAAGTAGCCATGCACGCGGTTGTAGCCGACCTTCAAGTTGGCCAGGCCGGTGCGGGCTTTTTCGCGAGCTTCCAGATCGATCAAGAACTGCCCGGCGTTTTCGCTCAGGGATTGCAGCTCGTCCAGTTCGCTGTCGTAGCCGGTCTTGAGTACGCCCCCGTCACGGATGATCGCCGGCGGGTTGTCGATGATGGCTTTTTCCAGCAAGGCTGCCAGTTCCGGGTAAGTCCCGGCTGTAGTTGCAAGCTGTTGCAGGTGCGGCGTATCCAGCTCGGTCATCGCCACCTGCAGTTGCGGCAGGGCACCGAGGGCATCACGCAGGCGCGCCAGGTCACGGGGTCGTGCGTTACGCAGACCGATCCGCGCCAGGATGCGCTCGATATCGCCGATTTCCTTCAACTGTGGCTGCAGCTTTTCAAAGCGATAGCCGTCCAGCAGACAGGTAATTGAAGACTGCCGCGCTTGCAGCACAGCCAGGTCGCGCAGCGGGCGGTTCAGCCAGCGGGTCAGCAAGCGACTGCCCATGGCGGTCTGGCAACGATCGACCACCGATTGCAAGGTGTTATCGCGACCGCCGGCCAGGTTGGTATCCAACTCCAGGTTGCGACGGCTGGCGCCATCGAGCACCACGGTATCGTCCAGACGCTCATGGCGCAGGCTGCGCAAGTGCGGCAGGGCGGTGCGCTGGGTTTCCTTGGCGTAGCCCAATAGGCAACCAGCGGCGCCGATGGCCAGGGTCAGGGTTTCGCACCCAAAGCCTTTGAGGTCCTGTACGGAGAACTGCTGGCACAGACTTTTCAGCGCCGAATCGCGCTCGAAATCCCACGGTGCACGGCGCTTGGCCCCACGGCGTTTTTCTGCCGGCAGATCCTTCGGCCAATCATCCGGGATCAACAACTCCACCGGATTGATGCGCTCCAGCTCCGCCAGCAGGTTCTCCCAGCCCTTGATCTCCAGCACCGTGAAGTTGCCACTGGTGATATCCAGCACCGACAGACCAAACAGACGCTCATCGCCCAACACGGCGGCAATCAGGTTATCGCGACGCTCATCCAGCAGCGCCTCATCACTCACCGTTCCCGGCGTAATAATTCGCACCACCTGGCGTTCAACCGGCCCCTTGCTGGTTGCCGGGTCGCCGATCTGCTCACAGATCACCACCGACTCGCCCAGCTTCACCAGCTTGACCAGGTAACCCTCCAACGAATGGTAAGGAATCCCACACATCGGAATCGACTGCCCCGCCGACTGCCCACGCGCGGTCAGGGTAATGTCCAGCAACTTGGCAGCCTTCTTCGCGTCTTCGTAGAAGATCTCGTAGAAGTCGCCCATGCGGTAGAACATCAACTGATCAGGGTGCTGGTTTTTCAGTCGCCAGTACTGCTGCATCATCGGGGTGTGGGAGGACAGATCGGACGTGTTTTTACTCATTGGGTCGTAGGCAAATTCGTTGAAAGTGATGGGGCAAAGGGGGCGCTTGGCCCAGCATTTTTTGCGATGGCGGCAAGGTTAACACGCGAGGTTAGGGCGACGCAGGTCGCAAGTCTGCGTTCCGCCACAGGCCAGTGTTAGCGACCGAGTCAATACATACGATATGCAAATTAGCATTTGCCAACCCCCAAAACTCCCGTCACTATCCGCGTTATGCAAAAACGCAACGTTTCTATCGCTTTAAGAGAATTGCTGGACCGCGACCGGATCTCCCCCACGGAGCTTCACCGGCGTACCGGCGTGCCTCAATCCACGCTGTCCCGGATCCTCAGCGGAAAGATCGTTGATCCGTCGGACAAGCACATCTCGCGCATCGCCGAATACTTCCGCGTCAGTACCGATTACGTGCGCGGGCGCGCACCGGTGGGCGCTTCGCGCGATGACGGGCGCGACCCGATGCATTCCGAACTCAAGGACATAAGCCTGTGGGACGACGACACCCCTGTTAATGACGACGAGGTGTCGATCCCCTTTCTGCGCGAGGTTGAATTGGCTGCTGGATCAGGGAGATTCGTCATCGAGGAAAGCGAGAAAGCCAGCCTGCGGTTCGGCAAGCGCAGCCTGCGGCATAACGGGGTGCAGTTCGACCAGGCCAAGTGCGTGACGGTGCGCGGCAACAGTATGCTGCCGGTGCTGCGCGATGGCGCGACAGTCGGGGTGAATGCGGGTAAAAGCGGCATTGGTGATATCGTCGATGGCGACTTGTATGCCATCAATCACAATGGCCAGTTGCGCGTGAAACAGCTCTATCGCCTGCCTTCCGGGATTCGCCTGCGCAGTTTCAATCGCGAGGAGCACCCGGATGAGGACTACAGTTTCCAGGATATCCAGGATGAGCAGATCAGCATCCTCGGTCATGTGTTCTGGTGGGGTATGTACGCCCGTTAACCTCCCTGCGTAAGACAAAGCCCGCCAATGTGCGGGCTTTTTTCGTCTGTGGAAAATCACCAAACCCTCAGCCTGTATGGCTTTGAATGCATCAATGCATTTCCCGGTAAAAAATAAATGCATTGATGCATTGACTGTATATGCATACATGCATATTCTTCATCTCAAGCCAGCCAAATACGGCCTGGTGGAGGCGGCAAGGATGCTGCCAAGGAAGACAAGGAAGGCACGCAACATCGGCAAGGACGCCATCAGAGCGATGGCAGGGATGCCAGGCAACACCGGCAAGGATGCCGACGCTCTTTAGTTTTACCGCTTCAGGAACAGGCAGCGATGAACCGGCCTAATAACGGTTCAGAGGGTTGGCAACTGGCCCGGGTGTGCAGCGTAAAGCACCAGAAGCAGTTATCCGGCAGACAGGGATCGTGGTCGGAAAAACATTGAGGAAAGGTCCGTACCGCGCCAGTAGCGCCGAAAGACCGAGGACATCATTACTGAAAAGCCCGGGCAACCGGGCTTTTTGGAATGCCTACCTATAAATGGATTTACCCAAGAGCCGGCCCTTTGCCGGTAGTGCTCAGCCAGGAGGCGTGACATGACAAACGAGCAGCAAGCGTTAGCGGAAATGCCTATCTGGCTGGTGATCGTACTGGCCTTGATCGGCGGGGTGTCCGGCGAAATGTGGCGCGCGGACAAAGAGGGCGCCCGTGGTTGGTCGCTGATTCGGCGCCTGGCCTTGAGGTCGGGCGCGTGCATGGTCTGCGGGGTTTCGGCCCTGATGCTGTGTTACGCCGCCGGCATGTCGATCTGGACGGCCGGCGCCATTGGTTGCCTGACCGCGATGGCCGGCGCGGACGTGGCCATCGGCCTTTATGAACGCTGGGCGGCCAAGCGCATCGGGGTCAACCAGGCCTCGAACTCCCGCCCGGATCAGCAGTAACCGCTGCAAGGATGCAAGCAGATGACACTTCTCGAAAAACCGTCCCAACTGCCTAGGGTGATTGGGGACGCGCTGAAGCGCGCGTTCCCACAACTACGGGTCGGTAATCACCATGACTTCTCCGACACGGGCGACAAAACCGGCATTTTGATCAGCGTGGAGCGCAATGGCCCGGGCGTTCGCTCCCTTGCCGGGCGCAAGGCGCATGTCTTGTCGGTTTCACTCAAGGCCACGGTCGTCAGTGGCTCGACGCCCTTTGACGCCTGCGACCTGGCCAGCCGACTGATGGATTTGGCCCTGGATAACCGCTGGGGCTTGCCGCCCGAGCAATGCGACTTGCCCACTGCGATTGTCGCGGCCCCTTCCGTGCTCAGCAGTGCGGAAACGGACTATGACACTTGGATTGTTTCCTTCACCCAGAACTTCTACCTCGGACTGTCTCTGCTCAAAGATCCCGCAGGCATGCCGCCGTCTACTGACCTGTGTGTAGGTGGGTGTGAGAGGGCGGCGAATGTAACGCCGCTTCCTACTCAATCACACGGAAAAAGTGGTTCAGTAAAAGGAATTTGCAGATGTTGAAAGAATTCAGATGCGGTAACTGCAACCGACTTCTCGCCCGCACGGGTGGGTTTACAGAGCTCCAGATCAAATGTTCCCGATGTGGGACGCTGAATCATGTAAAGGCCGAGAGCCTCGAGCAATCGCCCATGAGCGCCATACGCCCAATATAGAGGCCTGAACTTAAATCAGCTCAGTAACGGAGTTTAAAATGGAAAACGCAAATTCGGCGTCTCAAACCTTGCAAGATCTTTGGACCCAAGTGCAACCGGTGGATAACACCGGCATGCTTAGGCGCGTGGTTTTTGGGGATGGCAAGTTTTATGCGGCTGGTGGCAACGGTCTTCCCACAACCACTCAGCTTGTCAGCGGAGGCGCGACTGGTACAGCGTGGACCACGCTTAAGGACGTCGTCACCTCTGATAGCGGAAAGGTCCTCAACGATCTGTACTGGAACGGTCTTGGGACACAGCTTCAAGCCCTTTCTCAATCCGGCAATGTGGTCTACGGCAGCACAGCACGCCCTGAAAGGGCTTGGACAAACATTACGGCAACTGTTCGCGTGTCCGGAGACTTGCAAGGCATTGTGTATTATCAGCCAATTTCCGGCAGCGACGCGACCTGGATACTGGTTGGGTCTAACGGTAAAGTCTTTTCCCGTTATGGCGATTGGTCAGGCCAGGTGGAGCGCACTACGACCTTCACTTCTGGCGAGACTGTGCACTGCGTCAACGTCATTGGCGTTTTTGTGTTGGTTGCGGGATCGAATGGGAAGCTGCTTAGCGCTGTGAAGATGGCGACGGGTGATTCGCAATCATTCTCGACCAGAACCAGCACCTTCGGCACTAGCACCATCCTTTCCATGAAGCTTTGCAACGGGAAAATGTTTATCGTTGGTGCGGATGGCAAGATGGCATATTCACCCGATGGGCTTAACTGGACTGCTGTTGCAGATACCAGTTTCGGTGGAACCATCATCCGCGACATTGCTTACGGTAATGGCAAGTATGTAGCTGTCGGCGACGGCGGCAAGACAGCCGTTTCCGAGGATGGGATCGGCTGGGTTCAGCAAGCCAACACTTTCGCAGGAACCGATATCCGGAGCGTCGCCTACGGCAACGGCAATTTTGTAGCTGTTGGTGCAGGCGGCAAGATTGCTTATTGGACTCCATGATCTTCTATCTCCTTGCGTAATAGAGCCCAGCCGTCGCGCTGGGCTTTTTCATTTCTGATTCAGGCTCGCCACAGCCAGGGTGGCCCTTCGGGGGATGCCTGGACGCTGATAAGCCGGTAATGCAACGCTACGGAAAAAAACCGGCAGCCCGTGCGCTCTGTTCACACCAGACTTCCAGAGTGGCGCGAGACTGGATTGGCGAGATCGATGCATTGGGGCGTCGACGCCGGGCTGATCTTTGGCTGACTGCGGGAAAGACCGCGCACCTATTCAGGGCCTCGACATGATCGGGGCCTTTTCGTTTTCGGCTCCACCACACCCATTGCTCCGAGCTGGGAGTGCTGCTGGGGCCGTTCCAATTCAAGTCATGCCCCACGGAGTCGAGCGCATGGAGTATTTACAGCGCCTGCTCGACAAGATCGACAGGTTCGAATTGTTGATTGCGGGCCTCGTTGGGGCGGTGATCGCCAGTCGGTGGCACAAGGACGACCTGGCGAATTGGCGTACCTGGGTGATCTTCTTAATCACTGGGGGCGCGAGTTCGTTGCACCTGGCTGGAATGGTCAGTGCCTATCGCAGTTCCACCACGGACGTTGGTTTGTCTACCTAGGGGGGCTTTCAAGGTGACTGTGGTGTTGATAACGCAGCCTCAATTGATTCAAATCATGCCAGGCGCTCGCCGTATGGCGGGCCTTTTTTCAACCGCGCTGAATGCGACTTTTGTTCGGTACGAAATCAACAGCGTACTGCGCGCTGCTGCTTTTCTCGCGCAGATCGGTCACGAGTCCGGCGAACTGCGCTACGTGCGCGAACTCGGCAGCGATACTTATTTGAGCAAGTACGACACCGGCACCCTGGCCGCACGCCTGGGCAACACCCCTGAAGCGGACGGCGACGGCCAGAAGTACAGGGGCCGGGGGCTGATCCAGATCACCGGTCGCCGCAACTACCTGGCCTGCAGCGAGGCGCTGTTCGGTGATGATCGCTTGCTGCGACAACCCGAATTACTGGAGCAACCGCAATGGGCTTGTGAATCCGCCGCCTGGTTCTGGCAAAGCAATGGCTTGAATGAACTCGCCGACAAGGACCAGTTCACCACCATCACCCGGCGTATCAACGGCGGGCTCAATGGCCTGGAGGACCGTTTGCAGTTGTGGGCGCGGGCCAAGGCGGTGCTATGCGTTTCCTAGGTGTGCTTGGCGTATGCGTGCTGTTGGCTGTTGTCTGGCAGGTGCAGGCGTGGCGGTACGGGGCGCAGATTGAACACTTGTCAGCAATACAGACCCAGGCAGCCCTGCAGCAACAGCAGGCCGAACAAGACAAGCGGCTGGCCCTTGAGCAACAGCTCAGTGCCATCGACCAACAACATGCCCGGGAGTTGAGCGATGCCCAACGTACTCAAGCAGCTTTGCGTGACCGCATTGCCACTGCTGATGTGCGGTTGTCAGTCCTTCTCGACGCTTCCAGTGGCTGCCCAATGCCAGCCGCCACCGCCGCCGGCGGCGTGGTTCATGCAACCTCGCGAGCCCGACTTGACCCGGCGCATGCTCAGCGAATTATCGGCATCACCGACGACGGCGACAGCGCCCTGATTGCCTTGCGTGCCTGCCAGGCCTACGTGCGCGCTGTCGCCCGTTAATCTCTTGTTCCAGTCTGTCGCTTGCATGGGCGATTTGCTCCTGTAGGGTAGGCAAATCCCCACCCACGACTGGAGACGACC